CTTGAGCCTCAGGCTCTACCCACCAGACAATTTCATAAGCACCTATTCGAGAACTATTAAAAAGGAATGGTGTTAGTACTAATCCTACCATACCTACTACATTCCCATCTAGTTCATATAAAAGTAATACACCATAGTCTATTAAAGTCTCTGCCAAGACTGCTACACTAAGTGGATCGAATTCTGCAAAATGGTGATACTTAGTTTTGGCATAGAACTGTTCTGACATCTCTACAATTCTACGAAGGTCTGTGGAGGTAGCTGCGCGAATCATATCTTAGTCCTTGGAGTAAAGAATGCAGTAACAATTAGACGACCTGTTTCAGGAGAGTTTCCAAAAGCCTTGAACGGCCAGCGAGAATGGAATAGAGCACTTTCATAGATTAATGCCCTATTAAACTTCATAGATACTAATTGATTCTGTGTCCATGCATTAGCATCATTCCAATCTCTATTAACCTGTTCAAAGAGATAAAAATCTCCAGGATCAATTCTGTGTGCACCTGTTTTCTTGTGAGTCCAGAAGGCTGTACCACCTGGACCTTCGGACAAGTAAAGTACTAGTGCATGAGTACCCCAGCCCATGTCACTATGAATTGCAGCATTAGGCTCTTCTTCATTAAAGTTAAGACGAAACCCCATGCCTAGCATTTCTATAGTACCAAACAAGTCCTCCAGCATCTTACGAATCCCAGGAATTTCTCCTATATAGACTCGTTTATAAACCTGACCATCCGGCCCCATCCAGTCTATAAATTTTGATTTAAGTGCTAGCTCCCTAAGCTCAGCGGGAAAGGGATGAAAATCTTCTATAACATACATAGCTTATGGCCTGTAGGGTCTTAGCTGATCTCCTGCTAAGTGTATCTCAATTCTATCTAGCCGCTTGTCTGCNTCTATTGTTTTTTGCATTTCACTGTTTAAAATCCAAAGAACAGATGCAAGCAAGAGTGCTGCGATTGAAGTTACTCCAGCAGAAAAGTATAGAATTTTATGTACCTTATCTTTTGTATGTCCTTGTCCACTACTAAGCATCTCAAAGCGTTGATCCCATTTTTGATCTCGCTTATCAATCTCTTCCCANATNCGTTTTACAGATTCATTATGTGCAGTATATCCTTGACTAACTTTTGCTACTTCTTGTAAGTCACGAATTACAGTTTCTAATTGTTTTCCTAAGGTATCATTAGATTGCTTAATGTTTTCCATCTTGCCTTCTAGTCTGGCAAGATGAACGGCAACAGCGGGGTCTTTGATTTCCGATGCCTCACTCATTATCTGCTGTGTCCTATTAACCATAGGGAATCTCAGGGATCGTAGTAAGGTACCAGTTTAGTAACTCCACCTACTAATATTTCTACATATCCTACAGGCTGTGCAGGTAACGCTGTTGCAGAACCGCCTGTTGCACTTGTAGCTGTATTTACCATAGGGGGGGCAGCTTCAAGGTATACATTCTCAATTACATCACCATGCCAAGTACCGTCAGTAATTGTACCTACAGTAGTAATACTTCCCTGTCCCTCATACCCCCCATCAATATCTACTGTAGGGTCTCCACCAGCCCCTGTACCGTTAATAACACTTATGCGGCCTAGTGTTCCTTTAATCTCTCGGCCTACCCATTCTCCAGAGGAGGCTAAAACTACAATGCCATTAGTAACAATCTTACTCAGATTTGTTACAACCGAGTTAATTACATTAACCTTTTCTCGAACCTGAATAAACCACTGCATCCAAGGAATCTGAAACCGAAAAGAGTTATCACTTTCCTGCTGAGATACAGGAGGAACATGCCTAGGTACAGGAGGGATTGGATCAGTCTCTACACTCATTACAATGTCCCTAAGTCATACTGCACATCAACTGCCTGCATTCGTAGTGGTGTATTAGACCAATGTCGGAAGTGATAAGCCCTGCGAGTAAATGTACCGCACTTTGTGAGTGATGGTTTCTTCGTATCTAATCTAACAGATCGAAAGTTAGACCAACTTTTATAATCATTATCAGAGAATCGAACCTGAAGTACACTACCCCGTTCCTGATCTCCAACAAAGCGCATCAGGTTCATGTGCTTACGACGAGCTGTATTTGCATCGAAGATTGGAGTATAGATATCTACAAAAATTCTATCTCCGGCATCGGTATAGTAATCAGCATCAGCATAATACAGCTTACCATTAGTAGCATGCTGAAGAACATGCCTATTGTCATCGTCATACGTTGATGCAATAATAGGCATGTAGTTACCATTCGTATCTGTCCATTGATGCCAGAGGTCTTCACTAATGTCATAAGCTAGTGTAAGGTTAGCTTCAACTATTGTGATGACATAAAAGTTATGACCATTGATCTTAATTTGCCATGANTANACTGTAGANAGATCAGATGCTTGAAGNAANCTATCAATAGGTTTAGTAGAAATAATCCTATGAGTGAGTTGCTCTAGGACAGAAATTTGAACTGCTGCTGTCTGACTAGTGCTAAGCCAAAACAGCATGTCATCAATTCTCTGTACACTATCAGCATGCTCACAACCATAGCTAATTTTTGATCCCTGCACAGGACCTAGCGGTGTGCCAGTAGGATTACCAGCATCAAAGAATACTTCTGTAGACCATGAGCCAAAGGCAATGATATAGACTAGTTGCTTTTGAAGTGCAACACCGGGATCAGGTTCAATCTGTGCGTTGATAAAATCTAAAGCACTCCAATCTCCGTCAACAGAAACTGAGTTAACTACACTTCCCCAGATCTCAGCGTTAGAGTTCATTACATAAGTAGCCCCATTAAGGTATGCGATACCCTTAACAGTTGTAGCAGGAAAATCTATATCAATGCTATGTAAATCTGCTGTTACACCACCAACTACATCATAGGCATAGGTCTTCGCTCCATTGCCAAAGACCATCTTGGGAACAGCACCTCGAATAGAACTAAACCAGTAAACACCATTGGTTTGATCTAGCCCACTTCCTCCTGGAACACTTACTCCATTCCTAAAGAGTGATCCATTAAAGATAGAATATACATCTCCATCCCAGTAGAATACCCCCTGCCCAGGATTAGTACCTACATCTAATGCTTCTATCAGTCCAGCTCTTTTATACAGCCAGAGTTCCCCCTGCTCATCTGTTTCTAGATAGCAGTTAACTAGCCGTGCATCCTTGTTAAACGTACCATCACGATTAGAAGTCTTAACTACGAGTGGTAGTCTCGGAGGAAGGGGAACTGTATCAAACTGAGGCATTATCGGAAGCTCCTAACCACACCCTGAGTAGATGGAGCGAAGGTTGTTTCAGTGTCCTCTACATCCCAATCTTCAAGCTGCTCTCGATATACCTGTGAGCGCTGAGCACAGCGATCCATAATAGCTTGAGGTTGTCCAGTACAGATATCGTCAGCCAATCCCCAACGAAGGGCGATACGCCACTCCTGAGGGAAGCTAACATTACTCTCAAGATTAAAAGGATTCTCTGCCTGAGTTTGTACCAGTAAAACTACAGTATTTGTAGCCTCAAAGGTATCAGGAGTATTCCAGAAGTTAACTACTAGTGAATTAGCCTGTTTGTCTACGAAGTATCCAACAATACTGGAAGGGCCAGTATTAGACAAACGGTTCCACTCATTCCAGCTAATAGGATTTAGTGGACGACGAAGTCCATCAGGGGTTTCTACCCTCCCCTGCAGAACTCGCATATGCTTGTGGGGTTCTACTCCAGCGGCAGGATTTACTGTATAGCTTGCAGTTCCTGCAACCAAAGGAATTGTGATTTCTTCAAGTAAGAAAAGCTTCAGCCCTTGGGTTTGCCAAAGGTTAATAATATCACAGAGTCTACGAAGATTGCTAGCTAACTGTTCACTGTTAGGATCATCGCCCTCACCCAACAATCCAGCATCATGCATAGCATCATTGATAATCCCGTAGGCAGTATTAGATACTGATACAGCCATAGGTCACCTCAGTTCTTCTTCAGAACAAGGAGGACCATAAAAGAACCAGTTCCAGCTACGACAATATCTCCAGTCTTACCAGCACCTGCGTTGTTCAAGAGACCACCGAAATCTTCAAAACACATGGTCTCACGGCCACTAAGAATAGTAATTAGTTCATCTGTAGTAGCATCCCAAGAAAGGGTTACGTCAGCAACTGCGCCTACGTCATAGATAATCTTCTGAATACTTACTTGTGCAGGAGCCCCCTCAAGAGTAGATACATCAATCGTACCTGCGCCTAGTTGCTTAATTACAGCATTGCGAGGACCGTCCAGCAAAACCTGAGTAGCCATGATGTTCTCCTACTGTTCCAATTTGGAACAGCAGGGGAGGTTGCCCTCCCCTACTGCAGTTTAGCTTACGCACCCGGAGTACCGTACAGGCTCCGAGGATCAGTACAACCAGCACTAAAGCGCATGTAAGTAGCCGCCTTAGCATTCTTCGTATCGAAGTCGTTGTCCTGATCAAACTGGGGCTTAGCGCGCCAGAAGAACGTCATACCGTTCGGAATGTTAGTCCGAACAAACCAAGCATCAGGATCGGTGAAGTAGTGATTGATCTTGATACCCTTCGGGAACGCATTAGTAGCCTTCAAGACGTTGATCGCGTTGGTCTGCGTGTTATTCTGCAGGACGCTCTTGAGGATACGATTAGCGTTAAACCACTCCGCAGTAGCGATATGCAGAGACTCCGGCATAATCGAGATGCGAAGACCGCGGCTCTGAGTTGCATCCATAATCTGGATGGACATGTTCTCCAACGCCGCCTCACTCAGGTCAGCTGCNGTNGTCAGCTGATTACTGAACGTACCACCCACACTATTGACATGGGCATTACTAATCAGAGGCTGACCGTCCGGAAGAACGAAGTATGTCGAGTTGAAGGCATTGTTATAGATAAACGCTGCCACATTCTCCACAGTCTGATTACAGGAGAATGCATTGGCCTTCGCACGACGCTGAGAGACTTCCTTATACAGGTTGTCGTCCAGCTCTTCCTTGGTGACAATATAGCCCAACGCATAGGCAATATGCGCATAGGTAGTCACCCAACCCTGCATTTCCGAATCATAAGCAATAGACGCACCTTGGGCCTTCACAGGCGCCAAGCCAAAGCCAGTAATTTCTACGTCCTGTTCATACGCACGGGACGAAGTCTTTACTTCAAACAGATCGGTAAATTCAGTAGGGTGCTGATCATAGACCTGGCCCCACAGCTCTCGGATACCGGGCCACAGGAGTTTCGGGTGGTTACCGGTGTTAATTACGCCTGCCATATTAGTTCTCCTTAAACACCGGCGGTGACGTTGCCAAGCTCATGGTTGTTGATCTTAACCAACCACTTTGCATACTGGCCAACTACGTTATCCGCACGCTGAGCAAGACCAAGAATCTTAGCCTGCAAAGTGGCGGTACCCAACTCCGTGGCATTGTCCAGCAGCCAGCCAGAGACAAAGCCGTTATTAGTACCAACAACAAAGTTGGTATTCAGGCCTACATCTGCAGCAGTCAGCGGAGTACCAGTACCAACNTCCTGGACCTCAAATACCAGNTCGGGAGANTCAGCTACAAGAACATACCAGTCCTTNGTCTGAGCAGCNGCCGGACGAACANTNCTATCCGGNTTNCCNATCTTCGCAATGGCNTTNGTATCAAACACACCTACAATNACNCCTCGCAGTGCACCAGTCGCTGCACCGAGAGTTACCGCTGGAATACCACCTGCATCTGCACCACCAGCAGCAGATACAACCGGATCACCGATTGCATAGCCGTTAGTGTCTGCTGCAAGAATGCAGTAGAGATTGGCCTGCCCGTTAAAGGGTGCACCAGTAATGTGCTTTACGGGGCTGAGGCCGGTCGGTCGATT